GAATACATCATGCTTTGCCGACGTTGGACCCGCTTGTGCGTCTTACAATATCATCGTGATTAAACTCTGCCCAATACAACTCAAATGCAACACCATCTTCTAGTCCTTCAAACTGATGAATCTTGCCTGGCTTTACTTGAGTAAAGTCTCCAGCGTGAAGAATAGTTTCGTCAACTAGTCCTTGGTCATCTTGCCAAACACGAACAATCATCTTGCCTGACTCAACAAAGAAGCCATTCCATTTAAATTCGTGTGCATGTTCGCTACACTTGTAGCCTGCATTAAAGTTAATGCGGTGGAACTCTAGTGCTCCGTTAGCATGGATCAGTTCCGTTGATCCCCAAATCTTGCCTGCTTTAATTCCCATTAGTCTCTCCTCTCTTTTTAACTACCATGCCCAAGTTACACATGTATAACGTATTCCTGATATAATTGGGTTAACTCTGTGTGGAAATAGAAACACGCTAGGAAAAATTAGCATATCTCCTGCACTAAGGTCAATTTCTTCATCTCCGCACATAACAAATTCTCCACCTTCAAAGTCGTTATTTAATAATCCTACTGCTGATAATACCGGAATGCCTTTTCTTTCGCCGTCAAACAGTCCGTGTATATGATCAGCATGTTCAGTAATAAATGAGCCTTCTCCGTATTTAATAAATTTATTTTGACAGAACCCTTGGAAGCCATCTATGAATGGTGTAGACTCAACATAATTAATATAGCAATCTCGCATAGTATCCATAATGATGTCGATAGTACTAGTTGAATCATACGTTTCAAATCTGTTGTGTTCGCCAGGTTGAACTATTTTAGTGTCATCGTACCCTGACCCCCAATCTGCCTGATGCCAATTGATGTTATCCAAGTCTTTTATTGTAGTTTCGCAAATTTCTTTGCTTAAACAATCTTTAAAAACACGGATGTATGAACTTAAAAGTTTGTCCATTTTTATTCCTTTACATTAATAGGCTATATTCTATCACTTCGCATTGTCTGCTTATATCCTTAACAAAGTATGCACACAACGGCTTTTCACCTTCTGTAATAGGCACACTTAGTAGTTGGCCGTTTTTCATTTTAGGAAAGTACCATTTTACATCTGTGTAAAAGTTTACAATCTTAATTTCTGCAAAGTCAGTTTTAAAGCTTGTTAACGGATTAAACAAAAATGCTTCAAAGCCTCTATCATTGATACTAGTTAGTGGTAATACTTCTAAGTCCATACCGCTTTCAGAACAGCCTACAGCGATATGCCAATCCACAGGCATTGTTACTTGGTGTCCACCAATGTCTAATACCATTGCAGGTGCGCTAAATGACTCCAAAAAGATCAAAGGCACAAAAAAGAAATCAGGTTCTTTAGGATTGCTATTATCTAGCACACTAAATCGTACATCGTCCTCTATTACTTCTGGTAAGTCATCCAGGTTAAAACATTCATTGTCTAATGTTAATATTCTCATAATTTAGTTCCAGTCCACTTTCTCAATTGTAAATGGGTACTCTGCTTCTTTGTAAAATTTCTTACGCTGAGTCAAGTGTCGCTTCGCATACTTGCATGTTGATGTCAAGTCCCATATTTGAACGAAGTCTTTATCTTTTGCTTTTCTTACTCCTCTACCTATAGACTGAATAACACGAACAAAAGACTTACCAGGTTCAAGAAGAACAAGATTAAAGATGCGCGGAATATTAAGTCCAACAGCGGCCACGCCGTACGTTGCAATAATAACTTCGTTAGTCCCCTCACGAATCGTATCATAAGTTTCTTTCCTGTCTTTTACTTTAACCGCGCCACTTACAAAAGTGCTTCCGGGTATTAAGTCTCTTAGTGTTTCTCCTGCACTAATTCTATCTACTAGTATTAGTGTGTTACCTGTTTGTGAAACTTTGTTTAGCATTCCAGCAATGTATTCTAAACGTGCAGGATCTGATGTTAAGTATTTTAGTTCGCCTTGATAATCCGAATGTGCTACTACATCAATCAGCTGACATACATTAACATGACATGCCGATAGCACTCCTTGATCCTGCAACGACTTTGCTGTAATGCTGCCAACTACAGGACCTAAGCTTGCATGTATACTTTCAAATTCAAACTTCTCTCTAGGTACAGTACCTGTTAGTCCCCAACGTATCGGAGCGTTCTTTAAGTTGCGTGTAAGTAAGTTCTTTAATACTTCTGCTTTGGCCATGTGTACTTCGTCGACAATAACTGTGCTCACACCATCAAGGAACTCTGCAAGGCTTAGTACCGCGCTGCCGTCCTTGTTCTTCTTGTCAAGTATATTTAAACTTTGCCAAGTGCAAATTGTGTGAGTCTTACCTAGCATCTTCCTGTCGCCGAAGTACACACCAACGTCAAGCCCACAGTTAATATAGTCTTCTTCCGTTTGTTCTACTAACGACTTGTTAGGAACAATAACTAGACTACGTCCGTAAGGCTCAGTTATATGTGATAGTGTTGCTGTAGTAATTGTCTTACCTGCACCAGTAGCAATCTGCTGCAAGCTTTGTGGATTATTCAAGAATGTGTTAATAGCCTCTACCTGATAGTCTCGCAATATAATAGGCGTTCCTTCTACAGGATGTCCTTCTGGCCAACATACTCCTTGGTCTTTCCAATAGTCTTCTGTAACCGGAGTAAAGTTTAAATCAACATGTGTTCGCCTATCCTCAATATCTGCAATTTGCACTTTATTCTTTTCTAGTACACGTTGCACTACGTCTAAGTGATTAACATATCCACTTCCGCCTATTCCAAAGAAGGCAACTTTGCCGTCCCACCGTCCGAGTTTATATTGCGGCATATGCTTTGCGTAAGGCACTTCAAACTTTAATGCGTTTGCAAGTTGACGGCGCACATCCACTTCAACTCCTTCAAGCCTAATATTTACTTCATCTTCTATTATTAATTTACAATTAGCCATATAATCTCGAATACTTCCTAAACGGACTTGTAGTTTCTTCTCTATAAACTACCAAGTCGCAGTTGAATGAAACATAATTGTCAACAAACCTATCTACTTTACTGTCATAACTAAATGCAGCAGTAGGTTTCCATTCATTGTTAACAAGTAGTTTTGGTAACTTACTCTTACTAATATACACTACTTTAGTGTTCTTGTCAACCCAATTGTTAAGTTTTCTGTCTTTAACTAATTGATTAAACCCGGTTTCTGCATTCTCTAAACGAAACAGTACACTTTGTTCTTCAGGATTTAAAATGTCTCGATAGTAGTTTGACATTTCGTATAATTGATGTTCAGCCTCTTCGGTGTCGAGTACTACTAACAACGGAAATCTATTTAAGTCCCATAATGCAGTCATAATGTCATTTGTAGTTTCTAAGCTAGGACGACTGTGATATGTTGCGTCCTTGCGTGATGCAATTCGTTGTGTAAGGTGCGGACCGCCGAGACCTTCGACGTGATTAAATCCGTATCTAAATCTTCGATCTATAAACTGTGTAAATGTTTCATTAGACAAATCTCCAATTTCGTCTTGTATAATAGGACCAAGTGCCGGCTGAATATTTATTAATTTAAGATCAGCAATGCCACTAAGATATAGCTGAGGTGTATTGAATATCTCTTTTACTTTATTGTAAACGTCAACTAGCTCTGGATCTATTGTAAAATCCTTTGCACTAAACTCGGTCAACAAGTGCATTACATTCACTTCGTTATAGGCAAAACTATGCTGATGAGAACCTTTTTTATGTGAGTAACCTTCAGCAGTAAGACTAAACGATTGTATACACACTATATCAGACTTCTTAAACGGAAATCTAACAACAATAGTATCGTCTTGTATTTTAATAAATTTGCTTCGATCAATTTGCCTCAGAGGTTGCCGAGTAACTTGAAGTATATCTTCTAAGTTTTTGACTCCTGCATCCGAAAACTGCGCTTTATATGTAACAAGTTTAGTTTGCATAAGCGCAAACTGTCTGTCAGTTAATGCAGTGCCTTTAAATACTTGTCGAGCAATACTATTCATAATAGTAAAGTCAGAAGTTTCAATGACGTATGTTACAGGCGACTGTCGCATGCCTGCAAGGTGTTCTAAGCAATCTTCTATGTTTTCAATCATACGTTAATTATAACGTACTATAGCTCAGAAGTCAAGTTCTTTAATGGTATTCCTTGAGATATTTCTTCGATAGTATATTCAGTGTGCGCGTAGTCATTAAGCCATTGTGTTCTGTCTGGGAAGAGAGGATTTTCTGTATCATGAAGAAAGTCAATATCGTTGGCCACATCATAAGCAAGACTATGAGTGCTAACAAACGCTGGAACTCCAGCAAGTACACTATGTATGCCTGGGTTGCTGCTCCAACTCACAGTTGCGTGTATGTTATTAAAGCTCATATCAAAGTCGTCATATGAGTTAGGAATCTTGTTAGGAGTTTGTACTGTAACGCCACTGTCTACGTCTACTCTGCAACGAGGGTGTGGTCTAAATATAATAGGACGTTCAGTAACTATCCTAAGTGCAGCAATAGTTTCTGTTACCCATTGTTGCATTGGTAGCATATCTTGCCACTGTAAGCTTTTATCGTGTTGTCCACATATAAGGATGTATTCGCCAGCTTGTCTAGGTTTTAAAGATAGCCCGAGGTTATTAGCACGTACAGAATTATTACCCATAGGCCCAAAATAAGCATCGCGATTAATTCCATTGAGCCCTACTTTCCACGTTACACCTCTATTTATTCCCCCAACTTCGAGGACTATTGTAGGTTTGTTGTGTTCCCAAACTTGCCTGTTTCTAGCCATGCGGCCATGAAAAAGAACACTCCAAATAACGTTAACGTCGGCACTACTATCGTTATAAACAACAGTATGCCCATCGTCATTAAGACTATTTGCAAAAGCGTCAAAAACCGGTTTGCTATTGAGTGCGCCATAATCCGTCCATAAACTAAATTTCATTCCA